CATCACCACAGAAATGTATAAAAATATCAGCAGAAACTTCAAATAACAATTATATAGCATTAAATAATTGGATTGAATCTTCATATTATTCCTCTATTAGAAATTATAAACAAGATATAAATTATAATGGAATTTTTATTGGAGGAATATTTCCTATAGACTATACCTTTAATCAATATAAAATAAATGTAACATTTTCTGCAGATTATATAAATGGTGATTTTTCATTATTCAAATTAAAAGAATTAAGAAAAGAAAAATTAAAAAGATTAAACAAAATATGTCAGAATTCATAACAGAATCTACAGATTTTTTATTAAAATTGGGAATAGAAATAACTGATATACATTATTCTAAAATAAATGGTTATCCAATAATCAAAATTGAAAACAACAATTTTGGTTATTTTAAAAAAATTCGAAAATACTTTAAAATAGATATCTTCAGAATATTAGAAAATAATATAAGTAGTGCCCATTATAATCCAACTCCAATAACAAAAACCTTCTATAATAATGAAATTAATGATATTAATGAAATTATTATTATTCTTAATGATTTTACTGATAATGCTAAAATATTACTACAAAGAAAACAAAAATTAAAAAAACTAAATATAATATGTCAAAAATAGAAGTAAAAAACTATATATGTAAAAACAATTTTTCAGATATGTTTATCACAAATGAAATATATAAAACACATTATACCTATCATAAAAATATTATACCTTATAATATTACAGCTTTTTCTAACAATGGTAATCATAGTAATAAATTTCACACTTTTAACTATATAGATTTTTTTGAAATATTCTACAACGAAAAAGAAATTAGATTAAAAAAATTAAACAAAATATGTCAAATATAACTTAAATTTATTTATATATAGAAAATGATTAAAACTATATATTTATGAAAATAGTAGAACGACATATTATTAAAAAATCAGATAAAAGATGGAAATCATTAGATAATATTTGTTTTTTATCTAAAAATCTTTATAATTCTGCGTTATATTATATAAGAAAGCATAAAGAAGAAACTGGTAAATTTATTAGATATAATGATTTAGAAAGAGAATTTAAATTAAATGACCAACCTGATTATAGAAATTTGCCAATATCATCGTCACAACAAACTCTTATGTTAATAGATAAATCTTTAATATCATATTTCAAGTTGTTATCTAAATGGAAAAAAGATAAAAAATCATTAAACGGTTGTCCTCAATTTCCGCATTATAAAGATAAAATTACAGGTAGATTTCCTGTAATATTTACTATTAGTCAAGCTAAATTAAAAAATGAATATATACATTTTCCTAAAAAATCATTAATCGAACCTATAAAAACAAATGTAGAATCATTAAAACAAGTGCGAATTATTCCTCAATCATCTTGTTATGTAATTGAAATAGTTTATGAAAAGCAAGAAAAAGAAAAAATAATTAATGATAATTATTTATCTATAGACCTTGGTCTAAATAATTTAATGACTTGTTACGATACAAAAAATAACAAATCATTAATTATAAATGGTAAACCAGTAAAATCAATAAATCAATATTATAATAAAAAGAAAACTAAAATACAATCAAAATTAATAAAAAATCATAATAAATATAGTTCAAATAGGTTAAATAATCTAACATTAAAACGAAATAATAAAATTACAGACTATCTCCACAAAAGTTCCAGGTTTATAGTCAATTATTGCGTGAATAATCAAATATCTAATTTGGTTGTTGGATATAATAAAGAATGGAAACAAGAAATAAATATTGGTAAAAGACATAACCAAAACTTTGTAAATATACCACACGGATCATTATTAAATATGTTAGAGTATAAATGCAAGTTAGATGGTATAAATTTTATTCAGAACGAAGAAAGTTATACTAGTAAATGTTCAGCATTGGATTTGGAGTCATTAAGTAAACATGAAAATTACGTTGGTAAAAGAGTTAAAAGAGGTTTATTTGTGAGTTCAAAAGGGATAAAGATTAATGCTGATTTGAATGGAGCTTTAAATATATTAAGGAAAGTAGCACCAGATAAGGGAAAAGAAATTATCCAAACTAAAAGGTGTAGAGGTCAAGCGATTTGGCCATCAAAGATTAATCTTTGACAAAAATAAATTTTATATCGTGTCAAAAATATTCATAATAAGTAACACAAATTTCAACCTATCAAAAAACCTTTCTTCTAGAGAATGGTTAAAAAATATGGACTACTATTTCTACAATGAATTCATGCCTTATTTGACTAATAATGCTGAGCCCAATGATATATTAATTCATTTAGGTAATCTACTATGCAAAACAAAAACAATTGATTTAACAGTCTTAAAATTCATTCAAGACATATTCGAAAAAATATCAAAAATACTTCCAGTATATATTATAGAAGGAGAAAATGATACACTATCATTAAATATTCTTAAAAATATAAGCAATATTGAAATTATTAAAGAGCCTAAAAAAATAGAAATACTTTTAACTGAAAGTTTTGTTGCACTTCCAAGAAATACACAAATAGAGGATCTTGATAAATTTGATTCTAATTATTGTTTTTTTAATTTTGATTATATGAATACACCGAAAAGAGACATTATTGTAAATAAACTTAAATCATATAAAAAATGTTATAATGGATTTTATGAAAAAAATAGTGTAACTGCAAATATAAAAAATTTAGCGTCACCATATAATATTGATAGTGATAGTAAAAAAGGATTTATTGTGTTAGATGTTTATGCTGATAAAGATAAATTTATTCAAAATAAATTAAGTCCAAATTTCAAAAAAATAAATATAGAAATAGAATCTGATCTAAACATTCCAACTGAAACATTTATCAACAATTATGTCAGTTTAAATATAAATAAGCAATTATTAATTGATAATAAATTGAAAATAGAAATGTTAATATCTGAGCATGATATTGTTAATGTGAACTATATTGATAATGAAATTTTGAAAGATAAAGAAGATATTTTAGAATTAAATGAATCTTCATTATCATTAAATGAAATGGTAATTGATTATATAAATCAATCACCATCTGAAAATAAGACAAGAATTTTACAAGAATTTAAAAATATTGTGGAACTTAATAAGAAATAATCACAAATTAGGTTTCCTTATCATATAATTATCATACATATTCACAAAGCCATATTTAGAATATAATTTATGAAGTAGATTATTATTCATTTTAGGTCCTTTAGAAGCATGCATAAAAGCAATAGTTCTACAAGAACTTGGAATAAATTCTTGTAAAGAAGACGTATTACAAGATAGTTGTGAATCAACTAATAGCTCAATAGTAGTGTTAGTAGCATCAGCACTTTTACATAAAAATTTAAGGGCAGTTGAACAATTACCAAGTCTTCTATGTTCAGATATAGTTGTTATTAAATCTAAAACAAAAACCTCAGAAGTAATATGAAAAACAATATAACAATCATTCAAAAGAAGAACACCAGGACATATTAATATAGAGCCAAGCATAAGCATATAATTTATCATAGATTCCTCATTGTGTGAGCTTTCATTAAATTTACAAAAATCATTAATTTTCATTTCAGAATTATATATAATTTTTTACAATTTATTTTATTCTACCTTATATTTACATTCTTCAATTTTCATATGATATTTACCTTCAATTCTTATTTCTGGTTTAAAATGTTCCAATTTAATATGAATATCCTTTATAATATCAGAAAAATATTCAACACCATTTATAAGTACTATACTTGATTTAGGAAAATTAATACTAAGAGACGATAACCAATCTGACGCTGGTAATGGTTTTGGTTTTAAAATATAATATTTATTTCCTATAATATATTTTTTCATTTCTAGTATTTCAATTGGATAAAAATATTCTAATATTTCATTCCTACTCTTTGTATTTTTTGATAAAATATTTTTTTTGAAAATATCATAATCTTTATTAGTTATTTTTTTACCATTAAAAAATGAATCATCACCATAAAATTCGAATAACACATTTTCATAAGTACAATTTTTCTTAAATGTACTACCATGAAAATATCCAGAAAATAAACAAAATTTAAAAGAACAATTATCAAAAGTTGTCCATCTAATATGATCAGTCAATATACAATTTTCAAAACTACATTTTCTAAATTTAGCATTATCCATTGGAACAGCACCAGCAAAATTCACATCTTTAAAAGTACAATCAACAAAAGTTATTTTATTCAAATGAACCCATTTATCAATAATATCATATCGTGTACCCTTATAATTGATAAATTTCCAATTTTTTATAGTTACCTCTCCAGACCCATCATATGACCAACCAATTAAATCAATTTGATCCTCATTACGATCAATAAAATCTTCCATTATCGGATTATTTGTGCGAAATCTTTTTTCCATGTTTTATATTTTTAACAAAGATAATTAATTTTTCTGAAAAAACACAACAAATCTGTCAATAAAGATGATTTATTGACAGATTTGTTGTGTTTAAAATTCTGGTTCTTGATGAAATGGTCGTAATTGACTCACTTTACTTTTCTTTTTTATCTTCAGTTCTTCTGGTAAAAATTCACCAAATTCTCTAATCATATTAATTTTAGCCATAATATGATGCTTAATATTTACATCAAAATTTTTAGCAAGTATATTCCAAGCAGAACCTTTAGACATACCTTTATTAACATTACTCACTTTTGTCCAATCCTTTATGCCAATTTTTGCAACATTAAACATTTCGTCTAATTGCTCATTTGTTACAATTTCAGCAATTTTTTTAGCATCAATTCTATTCATTATTTTATATTATTTTAATTATGTGGTAAATTTAATTATGTGGTAAAGAATTCATATATGTAAGATATGAAAATAAACTCATATTTAATTCATACTGTTTATATTTATCAGCAATAAAATTATCTTTAATTAGAATTGATAATACTGAGCATTTTTCATATTCTTCTAAATTTTGAAAATATTTTAGCATCCATTTTAATTCTAGTCTTTTCCATATACCATCTGAATCTAAACAAAATTTACATATTTCAATATTATTTGTCTCTATTATCAATTTATAACAATCTTCAAATGATTGATAACTTTCAGCAATTTCTTTATATTGATTCATTACATCCTTTTTATTCATTTTTTTATCGGTCATTATTTTATATTATTTTTATATCTTTCTTCAATAAAAGAATAATCAACTACTCGTTGCTCAATATCAGAAAAAGAATTAATTTGAGTTGTCATCATAGGATTTGTCATAAGGCAAATGCCTTTTGTCTGAATATTTTTAGCTAGATAAACATCAAGTATATCATCAAAATTTTTTATAATTTTAATTCCATCATATTTATTTATAAAAGAGTCGTAGACAAGATTACTATATGCCATTGAATGAACCGCAAAAGCATTTTTTAATAAAATTAGATTTGGTTTAAATTTAATTAATTTTTCATGTGTATTTGCACCTAAATAAAATAAATGCCACTTTATTCCTTGTGCTTGGTTAATAGAAGTTTGTAATACTTTTTGAGGATTATCAACAATAAATTCAAAATCATCTTCAAAAACTAAAACATTTTTTAATTTTTTTTCCTTTGCGATTTTTACAATAGCAAGATTAGATTTTATTACACCAACTCTACCATCATCTTCTTTTATAGCTGAAAATCTCTGAACTCTATCTAAAATATCAGCCTTTTTGAACTCCTCCTGTGCATGATTCCATCTATCAATTCTTGTGTCTAAATTGATACAATATATCTCATCAAAATAATCAAACGGATTGCTCATATTAAATGTTTATTTTTTATATCAAATAATTTTTTGATAGTTTAAATTAATATATAAGTAATGAAACATATCAAATTATTTGAAAAATATATTACTGAAGTTCCTAAAATTATAAATGATGGTATAATTAATTTTGCAAAAATTTATAATAAAGAAAAAGGTTATTCAAATAAATCTATATTTTATAATAATAATATAGGACCAGGTAAATATGTTTCTATTGCAGAAAATCCTGTTGATAACTTCGGCTATATTATTGTTGGTGACTTACAATTAGAAAAATTTATAAGAAACGCTAAAGATGATGGACTGTGTGATACATTATACATGAGATCATTAACTAATAAAGTTAATAAAAAATATGGTAGTAGTAACGTTATTAATGTTGCTATTGATGGTAATCCAAAATTAGATATAACAAAAAATACAAATACAATTTGGGATAAAATGTTTAATCCAATTGACGATAAACAAATTGTAAGAATGATGGATAAAGAAACAATTATTGAAGAAAACACTTTAATTGTTAATAAAAAAGGAGAAATTAAAACAAGTGCAAAAGGTGACAGTTGAATAATACGGTACAAAGAAAGTGATGATTATATATTTACTCAATTTCATTCTGGTTGGAATGTAATAATGAAAGAAGATGATTTTATTAGTAAATTTATGAAAGATTCAGAATTTCTACTATCTGTACATAAATATAATATTTAATATATAAGTAATGAAACATATCAAATTATTTGAAGCATACGATCAAGAAAAGTGGCGCGATGCTTATAAAGAAGGTGATTATATATTATTTAAAAATTCAAGATTAGATATGTATAAATTTAATAATAGATTATACATATTTAAATATGCTAAAATTATTGATATAAATAGTGAAGATCATATTGGACGTGAATGTACATTTGAAATTATTGTACATAATCCTTTAGAAGATGATAAAGATGCAAAATTTTTTATTTTAGGCACAAGAGACAAATTTGATTCAATTGAAAGAAAATTAACACCAAAAGAAATTGAAGAATTTGAATTAAAAAAGAATAAAATTAAATATAACTTATGAAACATGAAACTTTAAAAAAAAATTATCAAAAAAATATAATTTATGAAATATTTAAAAAAATTTGAATCAGAAAATATAATGGAAAAAGAACAATGTTTTGTTTTTCTTCAAGGAAATGATGCTAATATGGAGCATTACTATGATTTAGTTCGTGAAAGTAAAAATGATAATTTAATACTTTATCCTGAAAGAGCAATGACATTTGCTGATACTGTTGATTATAGACATTATGTTAAATCAGTAGTTACTGAAAATCCGTTTATAATATCTTGCTATCCAAGAGAGAATGTATGGGTATTACAAGATGATGAATGGGTTAATCCAGAGATACAAACATATGGAGCCAGTGTGAATATAATAACATCGTCAATTTTACAATATCATAATACAATACCAACTTCTGTCTTAGGTGGTGTCAAATTTAAAGATAGAGTTAAAAAATTAAAAAATTATAATCGGGATTAATGAAATACTTGAAAAAATACGAAAGTTCAGAAAAAGATACACCAAAATTCAAAGAAGGTGATGATGTTATTTGTATAGATAATGAAGACTCATGCTTAACTAAAGATATGAGATACTTAGTGAAAAAAATATTCAAAAATAAAAATGGTTATTATGTTTGCAAAGTAAATAGTAAATTAGGAAAAATTGGAGAAACTTTTGGAACATTTTCTTGTGATAGATTTATATCAGAAATTAGAAACAATATTCAAAAATATAATTTATGAAACAGACCTAAATAAATATAATTTATGAAACATTTAAAACTTTATACACAATACATTAAAGAATCTATCAAATTTGAAAATACTAAAAATTTTCAAATTGGAGATATAGTTATATGTATTGATAATTCTTCAACAATATCCGATTATAATTATAGTAAATATTTAAAAATGAATAATATTTATCAAATAGAAAATATAAAAAAATTTGATGATTGTGAACCAATTGAGCAATTAAAATTAGTTAATGTTAGACGATATTGGGAACCAAATAGATTTAGATTAGCAGCACCGGAAGAAATCATAACAAAAAAATACAATTTATGATAAAAAAATATTTAGAATATATTAAAGAGTCTATCACAACAGACGTCGATGGACTATTAGATAGTATCAATGATAAAAAAGGTGACTTTTTTATAATTCATCTATCTAATAGTGATTACTTAAATAAAACTATTGAGTATCTATATGATGATGCTAATTTTAATAAACAATTATTTAAAGACCATTTAAAAAAAGGCGAAATGGAATCTACAACTGACATTGAAAATTTTTTGAAAAAAGATATAGATATGAAATTTTTCTTTCTTTATAGTAGGAATGAATCAATATTAGATAATCCTGATTTTTTAATTTTGCAATATTATAAAGATGATAAATGGTCTCCTATTGAAATTTATACAATTAAAGGTAAAGTTGAAGATTTTTACAAAAAATTAACCGCAAAAACAATTGAATTAACTGATAATAATATCACTTATGTATATGAAACATCAAATTCTGGAAATAATTGGTTATTAAAAGATAAAGATAAAAAGACTGATAAATTTAAAGAAAATTTAAATACCGATAGTATCAAAGATATTATACGATCTGGTGCTAAATTAAAAATAATTGAATAATGAAAACATTTGAAAAATTTATTGAAAAAGAAAAAATATTAATTAATAAAAGATATATTTTATGGTTTGATAATTCCGATGAATACAAAGATTTTAACACATATGAAATATTAGAAATGACAGAAATAACATATGAACCAGATATAAGATATTGGTCTGAAACAATTTATAAATATAATTCTGAAACAAATACACTCGAAGATTATTATGCAAATGGTGAAAATTTTTTTACAAATATGAACATGAATTCGGTTTTATATCAATCAAATAATCTTGAAGAATTAAAAAACGAATTAATATCATCAAATAAATATAATTTATGATTAAAACATTTGAAAAATTTAATAAAACATCACATGAGTATTCACGCTATAATATTAAACATGCTGAATCACATTATGATGGCACACCAATAAAACATGATAATTCAAAATATGAAGATAATTTTTATTATATTATAGAGGAATACAAATTTACAATATGTGATTTAAAATATTGTGCAAAAAGTGAAAGAACATTTGATATTAAATTTTTTGATTTTGCTAAAAATAAAGAATTGTTAAATATACTTAATATTGATCATTACTATAATATTGAACAATTTATTAGTCATTTTTTAAGAGTTTTGGATAAGGATAAACAAACAGAAAAACTTTTAAAAAATCCAACACTTAGGATATTAGTTCAAGATGGCAATCTATTTCTTGATGTTTTAGAAATATTTAATCCAGATGATATAAGAGTTGTAGCAAGAAAATATAATTTATAAAAATTGAATAAAAATATTAATATATATAATAATAAAAAATAATTTTAAAACAATATGAAACACTTAAAAAAGTTTGAACAGCATAATAATGACACAGTTAATGAGTGGTTTGGTCAAGAAGATAATTCAAAAGCAAAAGAAGAAATTTTGATACAAATTAATCAAAAACTTGAAAAAGCTAAACAAAATATAGACGCATTTGTAAAATTTGATGAAGATACATTACGTCAACAACTTCTAGATCAAGCAAAAAATGATAATTTTAAAGGTAAAGTTGTAATCAAACGTGAGCCTACAGGAAATCAAAAATATCATATTGTATATTGGAATTATAACAAACAATACAACTATCGCACCTTATAAAAAAATATTTAAAGTTTAATAAAAATCACAGGGTTCTGTGATTTTTATTTTTTAAATTTTTTATATTTACAACTGCGCCATATTCAATAAACAAATCAAAAAATTTTTCATAATCTTCGCCCCAATATATCATACTACATGACATTGGTGCGCCTTTACTTGAATCTAAGCCATTTTCAAGAAATTTCAATCTAGTATCATATAAAAAACAAATAGCAGTCGCTTTACCAAAAACATAATTTTTCCAATGACTAGTGTTTGTTGCAACAGGAACAAGTGCTAATATTTCTGAATTATATTTTTCATTTACAATAGAACATTTAGCAAGCCAATTTTTTATTGTTGTTTTCCTTTCTTTATCAGAGCCATAAGGTGGATTAACATAAATAGTTGGATAATTCCAATTTTCTTCTAATCCATCATTTTCAGGTAATCTAAACTCTTTTTCAGCATTCACAATTGAGTATTCATTTGAACAAGGATCTAATGTAATAGAACCGTTAAAAAATATTTTTACAACATTCACATATTTTTGTGGTGTACACCAACTTTGACTTTTAGAATTTACCATTCTTCCTGCACTCATAATAAATTATCTATTTTAATTTTTTTATATATAGAAAAAAATAAAGATCCTTAAAATGATTATCTATAAAAAAATATATGAGTATTTAGAAAATAAGGAAAAAGCACAATATCATAAATTGATTGATTATACAAAAATATCAGACAATTTAAGTAATGATAAAATTAAAGAATTGTGTAAAGAAGCAGAAGAAAATGGATTTTATTCTATTTGTATTCTACCAGAATTTGTTGCAACAGCCAACTCTTTTCTAAAAAATGAAATTAAAATATCAGCATTAATTGGATTTCCAAAAGGAGATAGTAGTATAAAAGAAAAAATTGATGATATTGATAATGCAATTGTTAATGGTGCATCTGAAATTGATGTGGTTATTAATTATAAGCTAATTAAACATGAAGAAGAACATGAAAAACTATCAGAAGAAATAGCAAAATTATCAGAATATTGTCATAGAGAAGGTGTTACAATTAAAGTAATTATTGAAATTGGCGCATTAAATTATCAAGAAATTGAATCTATTTGTAATATGTGTATTGATACTAGTGTAGATTATATTATGACATCTACCGGAAAATTACCAAAAGATGATTCATTTCAGACCAAATTAGATAAAGTTAAATTTATGAGAAAAATATTACCAGATGAAATGAAAATAAAATTTTCTGGCGGTGTTCGAGATCCAAATCAAATAAAAGAATTATTACCATTTGTTGATCGTGTGGGTACTTCAGTTATAATTTAATGATTTCAAACTCATCATAATTTTTTTCAATTATAAATATAAAATTATAACCTTGTTCAATACAAGATTTTCGTTTTGCTAAATTTTTTTCTAAAAATATGTTATATGTATAATCAGACTTTATTTCAATTATTAAATTTTTTTCTTTATAATAAAAATCTGGAAAATATTTTCTATTTTTACCATCATAAAAATATTCAATAGATTTATAATTTGTTATATCTAAATTTTCATATTTTATTAAAAAATCCAATTCATATGTTCCTTGATATTTTAATTTATTAAAATTTTTCTTATGATAAGAATTTTTTAATGTTTTTTCAAAAATTTTATCATTTTGCATAGGATTTTTAAATCCATATCTTTCCAAATTTGTTTTTTGTTTTTATCCTTATTTCTTTATTTTGTTGAGTATATTCAACACCATATCTTTCTAAATTTGTTTGTTTAACTTTATCTTTAATTTTTTCTAATTCTTGAGGATGTTCAACACCATATCTATTTAAATTTGTTTCTTTAATTTTTTCTTTAACTTCATCAGATTGAAATGTATATACTGCTCTATATTTTTTCAAATTTGTCTCCTCTGTTCTATGCCTTATTTCCTTGTTTTGTTGAGGACTTTCAAATCCATACTTTTTCAAATTAGTTTTTTTAATTTTATCTTTTATTTTTTCATTTTGAAAAACATTATCAACACCATATTTTTCTAAAAATGTTTTTTTAACTTTATAAGATGCACATTTTTGACAGCAATAATAATTATGACTTTTCAAAGATTTAGTATAATTTGTCTTCTTTAATTCTATTTCTTCACCACAAACATCACATTTGGCGTGTATGATAGTATTACTAGTTTTAGTTAAATGTGTAGATAATACAGAAATATTTACTCCAAATACAGCATCATAACCTAATTCTTTAAAATAATTTATATTTCTATATCCAATTTCAATTACAATATATTCTTCAATTATCATAATATTATATCATCTGTATTTTTTCCGATACTTTTAAAATAATTTAAAAGTATCCATTCTATCAATTTTGATTTGTTTTTAGCATCTCCGTTTAGTAATTCCAATATTTTTGGATTTATTGTAAATGTTGTTCCAATTTTTTTCATAATCTCTTTTTATTGTATATATAAATATTTTAAAGTCAAAAACACTATTTTTACAATTATTTTACATTATTTTTCAATTATTTTTCAATAAATATCAAATAAACAAAAAAATAAAATTTATATATAACTTAATAAAAAACAATCATGGTACAAAGATTAAATAATGAGGACAAAAGAAAAAATTTACCAGTGTCTTTAAACAAAAAAATATATGATTTATTAGAAGAAGTGACAATAGAAAAAGATATTAATAAATCTAAACTTGTGGAAAAATTAATAAGGGATTACCTAAAAGAAGAAAAAGGCATAGACACTAGTAAAATCATATAATTTTTTTATTAAAAAAACAATAAATATGAAAATTAAAAAATTTAACGAAAAGGAAGATAATGAGCATATAAAAAATCTTATAAAAGGACTTAAAAAAGATGAAGATAAAACTAATTCAGATAATAAAATAATAAGTAATTTTGATAAATTTGAAGAAGTAAAAGAAAAACTCATTTCAAAAATAAACTCAGAAAGAATAATTGGAAATACACTTTCAGATTTAGGTAATTTTATAGGTCAAACTATATACGAATTTATAGATGAAGATAATACATCATTCTCTAGTGATGATTTTATAGGCGGGTTTGAGCATGGTATAGATTCTATGAAAGAACCATCAAAATCAAAATGGCATAATTTTGAATAATTTTTTTATTTAAAAACATATTATTAACTTTAAAAAAAATACAGCAAATGAAAATTAAAAAAATAAGCGAGAACTTTGAAATTTCTATAGAAGATGGATTTTCATTTTTATACACCGGAGAATATGGTAAATTGAACGTAAGTATAAAAGAAAAAGAAAGAATCATTAAATTTCTTGAATCATTAAATTTAACAGAGTATCAGAAATCAACTTTAAGTGATATTATACAAAGTTATGGCTATGAAAGATATAATGATGGATACTCTGCCGGAATTGAATCGACTCAAGCACCTTATTAATTTATGAAAACAAACTTTGAATCATATATATCAAATGATAATCTAGCACCAGATTATATCATAGATTCTTTTTTTAATAGAATTAAAAAATTATTAATAACTTATAAAAAAGATGAAAATATCATAAAGAAAGAATTAAAAAGATTAGAAATAGTAAATGGTAAAATACCGACTAAAATTAAAAATTTATTAAATGATAACTAATTACAACAAATATCTAATGAAAGAAAATTTATCAAATTTTGATCTAACAAAATTGGTCACTATTACAGCCATTAATAAAGATGAAAATGGTAATTGGCTTTATGTTACAAGTGATAATAAAACACTTTTTTTACCTAAAGAACAAGCAGGTAGAATAACACTAATAGATGACAAATTTGCAAATTTTGTAAATTCTGGGCATCCAATCACAAAATATTTTGAATTAGATAATGGTGATAAAATAATCTATGCAGCCAACTTTGCATGTGATGCAATTCCATTTAGAGAAGGTCATGTATATCTAATTGAAAGAGTTGATGGTAGAGGTTGGGCTATACCTGGTGGATTTATAGATGCTGGTGAAACACCAGAACATGCAGCCAAACGTGAATTACAAGAAGAAACGTTAGCAAAATTAGATGATATTAAAAGAATAGAACCACTTGGTGTTTTCAAAACTAATGATCCAAGAGAAATAGAATTCTATTCTTATCCATTTGTATTCCATATGAATAATTCAGCTGAACTAAAATTTGCTGATGATGCTAAAAATGGAAAATGGGTTTTATTAAGTAGAGCAATTAAAATGAATTTAGCTTTCACACATCATAATGAATTTCTTAAAAAGATTTATTATTAAAGATTAAATTTATCTATATTCTTTTTAATTTTTTGATAATTCTTAATTTCTGGTGTTACAGTTTCCAAATAATTATACAATTTAATTATTAACATTGTGCCATCAATTAATGGATCAAAAATTTTATTATAATCAGACGCTTTAACTTTAATTTGCCTAGTTTTTTTATCAAAATAAATATATGAATATTCTCTATTTTTATATATTAAAGGAGGATCTATTTTCACCTCAGTCTTTTTTGTGTAATCAAAATAATCTCTTATTAATTTAGAATATTTAACAAGATTATCAAATCTTTCTTCATATTGCTTTAAATATTTCATAATTAAAGATTAAATTTATCTACATTTATATATAATTCATAATCTTCAATATTTAATTTTGAAATTAATAAATCTATATCTTCTATTTTTACACTATTAAACCCGCCTGGAGAAATAAGACCTCTTAAAAATTTATAAAATAAATCATATTTTTTAAGACTATCATCAGATACAAACATATTCCAATCTACTTGAATATTAACAGAATAATTATTACGATTAACCATACTTTCAGCTAAAGCTAATTCACATTTAAAAATATATTCTTGTTTGAAATTATTTTGGTAAAAAGCAATACGACAACAAGAGTGTTGAAGATTAGTCCAATTATAAGTAGTCTTAGAATCAATAAAAATCCTTATAAAATCTAGATATTTCTGTAGATAATTTTTTTATTTTCTCAAAAGAGTACAATTTCTTAATATTTTCTAAAGGAAACTCATATTCTTCAAATGTTTTTATCATATTAATTATTTTTTTATATTGCTATTAGCATATAAAATTTTATTATCTTTAATTGTATTATTATCAGTCACATTATTATCATACAATTGCTCATTCATCAAGGTATTTGTATCATCAACATTAGAATATAAAATTTCACCTTGTAATCTATTATTAGATTTTTTATCTGAGTATAATATAGCATTATCCATTTTTCTTATAACATCTACATTTTCAAACAAAGAGTCACCATCAAGTATGTTTTTTTTATCTTTATTCACAAATAAAATATCATTAGTTAATCTATTTTTAGAATCAACATTAATAAACAATTCCTCATTTTTTAATTGATTTTTAGAATCAACATTAGCAAACAATTCCTCATTTTTTAATTGATTCTTAGAATCAACATTAGCAAACAACTCTTCATTTTTTAACTTATTCTTAGAATCAACATTAGCAAACAACTCTTCATTTTTTAACTTATTTTTAGAATCAACATTAATAAATAATTCCTCATTTTTAAGAGAATGATTCTTATCTACATTTATAAAAAGATTTTCATCTTTTAGATTGTTATTAGATTCTATATTTATATAAACATCACCACTTAATGTACGCTTAGAATCTATATTTTCATATACAGATCCACTTAATGTTCTATTAAAATCTACATTTTTATATAAATCTTCATCTTTTAATTTATTGATTGAATTAATATTATTATATAAGTTTTCATTTTTTAATTTATTATTTGAATCAATATTATTATATACAATTTCATCATTAGGTGTTTTAATCTTATCTATATTTTTATATAAAAATTCATCATTGGGTGTTTTATTTCTATCACCTTTTTCTAACGGATTATCATAATCTATAAATTTTGTATAAGGAGGATTAAACACAACATCACCATTTGGAGTTTTATTCCTATTATTTTTATTTTCATTAGGATTATCATAATCAATAAAAGTGGTAAATGGTGGTCCATATACAACTTCACCTTCCGGAGTTTTATTTAAAAACGCATGATTATTAACTATAAGTTTATCAATAACCATATTTGACGTATTATCTGGCATTTTCTTCTTTTCGTTTTTTAATCATTTCTTGAAGATATTGATCTGCTGGCAATTTGATATCTGGATCTCTCTTCTTATCCACCTTTTCAATATTTTCTTTAATTCCTTCTTTTTCATTTATTTCCTTTACTAATGATGCCAAATAATTTTCTGGGCTTACATTAGAATCCTCTTCAGTATAATTTAATCCATAAATACTCTCATCATTAAAAATATAAAATTCAGTAGTAGGCAAAGTAAAATCTTGGTAAAAAATCAATTTTCCTATTGTACCATAGGTTAATACTTGCTTTCCTGTCATATTCAAATATTTCAACATAAATGGATCTTTAATTTCAACAGTTTCTCCATTCATAGGAATAAAATTTTTTCCAAGATCCAATTTAAATATTGATATTTTCCTAAAAATGTTTAACATAAACGTGTTTGCGACTACTATCATTGGGTATAAATATTATCTTTTAAATCATTTTTATCAGTACCTTTATCATCTGATTTATCTTTTAATTGACCTATTTTATCAATTATAAAATCTTCTTTAATGTCTTCTACATTAACTTCTTCAACTAATTCACCTTTTTCTTTATTTTCTTCATCAAATTGATGAATTTTCAAAAGAACTTTATTTATTTCTAAATTTTTTTGTTCTGCCGGTAATGCTTCCGCACCTTGTGCTTGTGACTGTCCTTGTCCTTGTGCCTCAGCATCCTTCATCTGATCAAGACGAACCATAAACGTCATTCTATATCTAAAAGATGAGCCTTCTTCTTCATCACCTTCTGTGATTGGCTCAACAAAATTACAAATCAAAAATTTTTCCATTGGATTATAGTTTGAAATCTGAATATCTCCATCTATTTCACAACCTTGTGCCGATAGTGAGCCCTCTGTAAACCATTTCTGAATTTGTGATTGTAATTCTTTAAAAAAGACTGAGATTTTATAATCAGCAGACTCTACATATTCTTCAAACAATTTTTGCATAACTTATTATTATTTTTTATGTATATATAAAAAAATTATAGTATGAATTTTTAATATATAAACTATGAGATATCTAAAAACATATGAAAATTTAAATAAAGATATAGAAGTCGGAGACATTGTAAAATATACTAAATATAATAATCATGATGGTAATAATTGGTCTGGTTATGATAAAGTTATTTATATAGGTGAAATAGAAAAAATAAACGACGGCAATTCAAAATACAGATTTATAGTTAAATATGAATTTCAATATTATAAAAATGTAGAAAATTATGCATCTGATTCTGGTGGTACTATATTATTTATTAATAAATCAGAGTTAAATAGAATGAAAAAATTAAATGATGATGAATTTAATAAAATAGTAATAAAATACCAAACAAATAAATTCAATATATGAAATATCTAAAAACATTTGAATTATTAAATAAAGATAATGATTATAATAGATACTCAATATTTAAAGAATATACATTATTCAAATCAACTCCTTCCAGTTATTGTAAGGAACCCTGTTATTATATTATGAAAAATAGGGGCAATGAATGTCAAACTATTTTCAACATTTATAAAGGTGAAATAAACAAAGCTAAAAATAAATATTATTATAAACCAGATATTCATACACTATATAACGAATACATGTTTGATTCAAATAGATTAGAAGAAGTGTTGGACGAACTTGAAATGATATTATTAAAAGATAAATATAATATATAATATGAAAATTAGAAAAGTACATGAAAATCAAGAAGTGTCTAATGATGAAATAACTAAACTATTTAAAGAACTAAAATATCATGATACAAAACATAGAGAAATAGATAAAAAATTAGCTATTATCTGTAAAGAAAAATTAGAAACATACATATATAGAAACGATTTATCTTCATTTGAAATAAAAAATATTTTCTATGATTTTTATAGAAATCATTATAGTGATGATCCAGAAGATAAAAATGATACTGTAGATTTTTCTTTTGAAAAAGAAATGGTATTAATGTGGCTTAATAAAAAACTAAAAGTAAAAGAAGAAGCAAAAAAATATAATATATGAAATATTTAAAATTATTAGAAGAATGTGCAAAAGATAGAGTAAAAAAACGAGAAAGAGAAACGTTTGATAATCGTAGTATGATATCTAAAAATAGAGAATATAACGTAAATTCTATTTTAAAAAAAATACAAAAACAATTTCCAAAAGAAAAATTTATTATTGATGATTATTATAAATCAGCTAAATGTGTATTTTTACATGCAGATCACACTAGTCTATTAAATTCTTGGAATAGAGATTCTTATAATTATAAAGATGGTTTAAATAAAGATTTTGCAGAATGGTTAATAAAAAATAAACTTAATTGGACTTGGAGAACAGAAAAAGGAAGAGATTGGTGGGATGGTATACAAATTACACCAAAAGATTTTCAAGGTTTATATTGGTATTATGGTGAGCCAATAGAGGAAAATATTAAAAAAATAAAAATACCAGAAGATATAAAAAAAAGAATAAATGAATATTTATTCAAAAAAAATGTAAAAAAATTTAATATATGAAATATTTAAAAACATATGAAGATATAGTGACATTTGATTTAAATGATAATGAAAAAAAGGAATTAATATCAATGGCAATTGAAAGAGGTAATATAAATATATTAAAATCATTATTAGATAATGTTTACCAGATTATATTGATGATATTCAACCAATTATTACTATACAATATCATATAGAAAATAATTATAGTTTAGATATGATTAAACTATTTATTGATCATGGTTATAATGTTAATAAAATAGATATAAATAATGGAAACACTTTATTAATCAATTCAATTTATAATTTTAGAAAAAAAAATACTGAAAAATTTCTTAAAATGTTTGAAATGCTCATAGATGCAGGTGCAGACACCACTATTTTTATTAATGATGATGATGATGATCGTGGTGGTTATGATTTTTATGATATTTTAGATAATATGACAAAGATAAAATCATTAAAAAAGAACATTCTAAATATTATTAAAAATAAAAAACCAGATCAATATAATTATTACTTAGCAAAAAAAAAATATTATAAAATATAATTTATGAAACACTTAAAAACATTTAACGAATCAGAAGTTTCTTCAGGAAACGCATCAGGAAAAGCAGGAGTAGGATCATTAGAGCCATTTGGTACTGGATATTATAAATCTGGTAATAATGGTGAGTTTGGTACACAATTTACACCAAGCGCCGAACCAACTTTCAAAACATATAAAAGTATGAAACATTCTAAAAAGAACATAAAAAAGAAAACAAAAAATTCAACATTAGTTGAAAACATATCAAATCTTAAATTAGAATCTGTTAAAGATACAGACATCATAAAATTAGTTTGTGATTATGGTTTATGTGTAGAAGATAGAGATGGATATGGGGAATGGAACAAATATATGGTTTATAATAGAGCTGAAGAAGCTATGTTTCAAACACCAAAACAAATTGCAGACGCAATATTAGAACTATTAAAATATGATATAAATACATATTGTGAAATTGGTATATTTAAAGGTGGTTCACATCTTTTAATAACAGAAATGCTAAAATTAAAAAATCCTAATTTAAAAACTATTGGAATTGATATTCAAGATAAGCATATGACAGAAGATATTAAAAATTATATCAATTTACACATAGGAACAAGTGAGGATTATAAAGGTGAAAAATTTGACTTGGTGTTTATTGATGGTGATCATTCTTATGAAGGAATAAAAACTGATTATGAAAATTTAGGACAATATGCTAAAATTGTAATGTTTCATGATGTGAATGATAGTACTTGCCCAGGTGTTGTCAAATTCTGGAATGAAATAAAAGAAGGTAAAGAATTCAAAGAATTCACATACCAAACAAATAATCAACCAATTCAAGGAATAGGATTATTATTTAATTCCAAAGTAATAACAGAAAAATCAAAAATAGAAAATTTAAAAGATATGTTAAATGATTGTACAGAAGCACAACAATTAATATTTAAAAGAATGTACTCACATAACAATTTAGAATTATCTATAAATGAAGTTGTTGATAAAATGGATAAATCTAAAATAGATCACGCAACTTATCAAGTTGAAAATACATTAAAAAAATTATTTAATAAATATAATATATAATTAAAAATGAAAAAAAGTAATAATATAGAATTTATAGAAAAATCAAATAAAATTCATAAACATGGTGTTTTTGAACAAATTTCTGGAACTCATCTATATAATAAATGTGGTTGTCCAAAATGCCAAAATAATTATAGACCAAACAATCAAGAATTTATAAAAAAATCTAAAGAAACACATAACAACAATTATGATTATTCGTTAGTTGATTATATAAATTCTGAAGTTAAGGTAAAAATAATTTGTTCTAAACATGGTATTTTTGAACAAAAACCATGTAAACATTTAAAAAGTCAAGGATGTCCAAAATGTGCAAAAAATGTAAAATTAACTATTGATGATATTGTTAATAGGTCCAATATAATTCATAATTATAAATATTTAATATTAGATCAGGAATATATCAATAATAGAACAAAACTAACAATTACATGTAAAACATGTAATAAGACATTTTCTCAAAGTGTTGATGATCATTTAAGGGGTAAAATAGGTTGTGATTGTTATATAAAATCTAAAGGTGAAATCGCAATTTCAAAATTTTTATTTAATCAAAATATTTCTTTTGAAACTCAGAAAAGATTTAATAATTGTAGAAACACACTTACATTACCTTTTGATTTTTATTTATCTACATATAATATAGCAATAGAATTTGACGGCAGACAACATTTTAATATAAATACTAAATTTTATACTCCAGAAATAGAGAAAAATGATAAAATAAAAACAAATTATTGTATAAACAATAATATAAATCTATTAAGAATTAAATATGATGAAAATATTGAAGAAAAAATAAAAAAATATCTATATGAAAAAATTTAAAGAATATATTAAAGAAGATGCTTGTGCAACATTAGGCAACACAGGTGGAATGGGAGCTGTTATATCTGCACAACCTTCTGCAACTCCTGGCTCAGTAAATGCATCAGATTCTATTGCTGGAAGCGGAGATATTGGTCAATTATTTGGCACGTATGCAAAACCAGCTCTAAAAACGAAAAAGAAGAAAGGTAAGCACAAAATGAGTAATTTGACAACTTATGCAAATTTTAGACCATAATTTATGATAACAAATTTTAAAATATTTGAATATAATAATAATGATATTGATGATATATTAAATCAAATTGATAATTTTTTAAATTCTACTAAAAGAAATTTATGGATCGAAAATGATGAAATAAAAATTTATATACGAAAATCAAAAAGATTTTTCAAAAATCGAGTATTAGATTTTTTTGATTTTGCATCAATTGAAGTTGAAAATACAGGTCAAGGTTTATTTACTAAAATACTTAAAAAATTTGAAGAAATATACCCAGATAAAAATATATTTATAGAATCAGTTTTAACTGAAAGATTTGCGGATTATATTAAAAATAAACTTGGATTTGAAAAAGAGTCAGATAATGTTAATAACTTTTATAAAATCAGAACAACAATTGATTATGAAATTATTAATGATACTTATAATGATTATATTAATACACCTGAATTTAGTAAAGAAATAATGTTAAGACATATAAAAAGAACACTTTTAGGATTTATAAAAAATAGAAATTCATCAATAGATGATTGGATTAAAAAATTCAAAAATGAAGAATTAGTAATGAAAGAACTTAATCAAATAAAACTTGATTTAGAAACAAAAAAATATAATATATGAAACACTTAAAAAAATTTAATGAATCAGAAGAAATTGATAATTTCACATCTCAATATTATGATAATTTTGATGATGAAGAAGATAAAGATCAAAAGTATAAAATTGACTTACAAAACTTTGAAGAAAACAATTTAACTAAAATTAAATTGTATGAAGGAGACTTACCTTTTTAAATATATAAAATAAAAATATATTATGAATAGAGATAATGCTCTTCTTGTAGCTAACATAGTTGATAGAATTACTAAACTTGAAAAAACTATTTTTGATTTGCAAAGTTTAATGACAAAAAGATCCTTTGTCATAAAAGGCTCAGGTATAATGATACATGATGAAGTTGAATTAAATGAGGGTGAAATTGCAACTGTTGTATTTGCTACAGATATACTAGAATTATATATAAACACACTAAACTTAGAATTAAACGAATTAGTTAAAAGTTTAGATGATTTTTAAGATAATCGTTTATAATCAATTATTATATTTATCTTTAAATATAAATCATCTCTTGTGTTATCTGGTTTTAATAAACCTTTTTCTCTAATTCTTAATACGTCATCATTCTTTGTTTTAGATGGTAATTTAATTTTAATTTCCTTATCATCTATATGTAAATTAGACAATTCAACACCATCTATAGCATCTTGATAATGAACATCTATCACTTTCTTTAATTGATAATTATTCAATATTTGATAACCATCATTCCTATCAACATTAATATTCAAAATTAAACTACCAACCTTTTCCCTATAATATTTAGATTGATGTCCATAACCTCTATGCAAATTTTGAATAGTTGATCTTAATTGAGAAATATTTGCCAAATTGACTTCAGAATCAGTTAATACAACCTTTTCACCTTTACATTTTTTACAAGTACCAGAATAAATCTTTCCATCACCTCTACAATACTCACAAGTTTTTTTATTATTCACACCAGAACCATTACACATTTCACATACATCAGAATGACTTCCTTTATCAAATCCAGTTCCATCACAAGAATCACAATGAATTTTTCTTTTATATTTTATATTTAAAGCCTCATTTAAATATATCTGTTTAAGATTTATTGTTATACTAGCATTAATATCTAAATCCTCTCTAAACTGTTCTTGACCAAATGGATTAAATCCTCCGCCAAATGCACTACCAAAAGGATTAGCACCTCCAAAAAACTGACTAAATATATCATTAATATCTCCACCGCCTTGATTAAAATGAAATTCAAATCCTGGAAATCCACTAAATCCTGGCGAATAAGAATTTCCATGTGGACTCTGTTTATCATATTCTTGTTTAGATTTAGAATCTGATAGTACACTATTAGCTTCATTAATCTCTTGAAACTTAATTTCATACTCCTTATCACCGCCATTTTTATCTGGGTGATATTTATGTGCCAATTTTCTATAACTCTTTTTTATTTCTTCCTCTGATGCATTTTTATCTACTCCTAACTCTTGATAATAATTCTTATTATAATCCATTAATAATTTTTATTTTCTAATTATATATAATTTTGACCGTGTTGTTTTAAAATAAAAAAACACCTTGTTAGGTGCTTTATAAATCTGTTTGTGCAGTCAACATTATAATAGCTCTTTCCAATTGATTTAAAATAGGTTTATAATAAACATTGGTTTGATATTTCTTCAATTGCTTTTCTAAATACTTAATTGTGCCTGACTCAAAATCACAACTATCAAAAATATCAAGCAATTTTGGATCTTTAACTTTTTTTGAACCACCATCTAATAAATAATTATATATATCAGTACACACATCCATTTCTGTAATGGAAGTATCAAAATAACCATTTTTAGATTCAGAATCTTTAACAATCTGTTGTAATCTTTCTTCTTCATCCAACTCAACTGTTAAATATTTTTCTGATTTTTTATTCAGATTTTCTATTTTTTTAGCTCTAATTACTCGTTTATATAACAATTCTTTCTTTTGAAATGCTTCTTTATAACTATAAATTGGTATACCAAATTTTTCTGCTTTAACACATTTCAACGTACCTAAATCTTCATCTGCGGCAATCAACATATCTGTATTTTTAGTTAATGTGGTATGTGTATAGCCCCAACTTAACATATCAGACTCAAAATCAGCTTTATGAGCCCACAGATTTTTGTTGGGGGGGCCAGTCATTTCATAAGTAACCTTATCAATATATTGTTCTGATTCGTTAAATTGCTGAAATGATGTCGTAATATTTCCCATTTTTTAAATTATTTTTTAGATTATATATTAAATTTTATTTTAAATGTTTTTTTAATTTTTTTTGACAATTGTGTGTACAATAAGGTTTAGGACTACAAATATTTTATATATAGAATAAAAAATATTTATTATGAATTACTATGTGTATGTGTATTTAGATACAAGAAAACCAGGAAATTATACTTATAATGAACTTATTTTTAATTACGAACCAATTTATGTTGGTAAAGGTAAAAAAAGAAGATATAAAAATCACTTATCACTAAGATTAAATATGGAAAATCATTTTTATCATAAATTAAATAAAATAATTAATGAAGGCTTTGAACCAGAGATATTAATTATTAAAGATAATATAAGTGAAAATGACGCATTTGATTACGAAATAGAATTAATAAAAAATATAGGAAGACTAATAGACAACACTGGTACATTAACTAATTTAACAACTGGAGGTGAAGGTTCATCAGGTAGAATATGTGAAAAAGAAACAAAGAAAAAAATGTCTGATATGAAAATTGGAAAAAAGATAAAATATATTAATTCCGATCATCATCCAATGAAAGATAAATCTTTTGATGAATTTTTTGGAATAGAAAGATCAACTAAACTCAAAAAATTAATATCAAAAAATGCGAACCCAACCAATAAAGGTAAAAAAATGTCAACAGAATATTGCGACAATATTTCAAAATCTATACAGAATTGGTATAAAAACAAACCAGAAATAACACAAAAAATTTCGGACACACTTAAAAAAAGATTTGAAAATAAAGAAAATCATCCAATGTTTGGAAAGCATCATAGTGAATTGTCAAAAAATAAACTTTCGGAATCATTAAAAAAATATTATAAGGAACATAAAAAAATTATGTCTGAAGAAACTAAGAAAAAAATATCAATAAGACATATAGGCGATAAAAATCCTTCATTTGTTATTTATAAAATAAAAAATATTGAAACAAACGAAATAATAACTATTAATGGTTCTAATGAATTAAAAATATTTATATCTAATTTTAAAAAAGAAAAAGGACTAGGTATAACCTCTTCTCCTTCTTACAATTTACTTATTACTGGTAAAAATGAAAAATATTTTATCTTAATTGACAAATATTCTCCTAATAGAAAATAATCTAATCTTTGTGATATTATTTTTATATTCTTATTTTTTCACCACCTTCTTCAGAAATTAATAAATTTAAATGCTCAGTGTCTAATTTATCAAAATAAGATTTTTTTATCATTAATCTGCCAGTAGATTCATTCCATTCACACGGTTTATTATATTTCTTAATAAATTTGACAACAGTTAATGGTTTTTCCTCAAAAGACCAGCATAAAACAATTTCTTCTTTTTGAAATTTAAATTCAGAAACTGGTTTCAATTTAATTTCAAAAATAA